AAACAATGTACCGTAAACACGCTTTTCGAGATCACCTCCGTAGACAATTGTAGTCTCGTTCGAAACAGATTTTGGTATGCAAGTCATGTAGAAATGTTTAACTAATGGGCCATGGAAAATTGCAGTAGTATTGCCTATCGAAATGGTCACTGCGTTAATCTCACCTTACGTGTTTGCTTCAACATCAAGTGATTATTCATTGTGTTCTCCATCGCGTGCACGCACAAGCACATTGTAAAATATCGTTGGTGAATTTGTGCAAACAATTGTGATCTGCCTAGCACCGAAATTTGCAGTGAACATTTCCATGTAATAAACATCAAGCTCATTTGGTACATTGATCCTAAAATTACGAGAATCGGGCCATTATTGCGTGAAATCAAGGTCAGAATGTGCGTTTTACTTTTTAACATATGAACCAAATTAAAGTATGGTGTTCTGATCAAAGTTTGCTAGGTGTGTAGGTGCACTAAGGTCTCGTAATTTTTGCAAGTTATTAACCACAAACGCAACGTGCTTCTGTACGATAGAATCAACTTTGATCATCTTCAATAACTGTCGCTCGACTTTAACATTGATGGTGACAATCTCATTACTAGGTTATTGCAGATTAACATCTTCTAAGGCAGAACACATTCGTTAAACACTTTCCAACCCTTAATACATAATCAAACCTTAACAATCGCATCTACGTTTCGCACACGGGTGGGACTCCTTGATTTTGCTAATGAGCTGTGTTAATCGCGTACGCTCCTACTAATGTATACCTTACCGATGGGCAACACTCATGCGCTCACTCAACAACGTTGATAACTCAATGTCGACCTCAGATAAATGCATAAAACTAAATTTGATTTTGAGATATTGCTCATTTAAATAGTCACAAGTTTGTTAAAAGAACGTAGGTAATTTAATAGGGCATGGATTGTTGTTAATCTCGTTGTTAACTTGCAATGGTTTCGGTTCTTACGGTACTCTGTACTTCTGGTCAGTGATGCGTGTGTACCTGGTCTCAAACATTTTAAGATATGATCGAAGGTTCGGGTAATCAACGTTTTCCTCGAATTCCACACGTCTAATTTGCTCGATTGCGTCAGAATAAGTGTATTAATAATCTTCTGTTGATAAATGTTCCATCTCGAGGTATTTAAAATATAAACATGCGAGTAATGCAGGACCGAAAATCGCAAATGCGCCAACTGTGAAAGATGATATCAATGGTAGATAGATGACCCCACAAACGACAATAGCAGCTTTCACGAACTTGAGGTTCGCTAAAATCCAAAAATTGGTCAAATCGATTTTAAAAATAACACTACACAACGCTCTGATGTTGATTAAGG